GGCATTTGTAGCTCTTGTGAGCGTGGTTGCATCGTCTGCGCCTGTGAGCGTCAAGCCAAGATAACTTTCCACCATTGCCGTGGTTACCCAGGTGCAAGAAACAGTCCATGTGATTGTTCCTGTGGCCGTGGCAATGCGATTGACATCAGATGCGGTCTTTGCAAACAACACTTGATTGGCGATAGGCACTTGGCCATCGAACAGCAAGTTGCCTTCGGTGTCTGTGCCTGTGTAGAGGTATTGGGGCAAGGCATACACGGTGTATGTGCCATTGAAAGTTGCATCGACAGATGCCACCGTGATGCTTTGCCCAACCTCGATATCGCTATCGGTCAGCAGTGTAAGCACTGCGTAGTTGTCAAGCAGTTGCTTGAATGTGACTGTATAGACCGCCATGGGCTGTCCGCCCTTCGGGTTATGCCTGGGTGATCTTGCGAATCATGCTTGACACTGCAACGAAAGTTGAGCAGTAAGCATGTACCGAGAACAAGCGCGAAAGCGTTGCAGGCTGATCGACTGACATAATGCCACGCATGTCTTCGTAATACTCGAAGGCTTTGTTTGCATTTGTAATGACCATGGTCTTTGCGGCGAAGTTTGAGTCAACCACGATTTCCAAACCGAGTGGGTTTGAGCCGGTCCATGTGGTTGCGTTTCCGCCACCCAATGCGTTCTGTCCTTGAAGACCAGGTGATCCCAAGTATGGGAACACTGGGCGGTTTGAACCGTCAACAAGCTGGCCCATTTGGCCCCAAACATCAGGTGACACAAAGATTGTGTCAGGGAAGAAGTTGGTGTTGTTTGATACGTCAACTGCTGCGTCGTAAATGGACTTCATCAAATCGGTTGTGGTTCCATCCCACACGCCTGATGAGTTTGCGCCTGCAAGCAATGCGTCAGCGGCAATGTTGTCGGTTGCAAGCATTAGTTCGCCAACCAGGTCATTGAGGATCAGTTCCATTGCACCAGGCGACGTAAAGTCAACATCCTGTCTGGAGAGGCTGACCTGCCCTGATACGGTGGTTTTGCTGATGGTATTGCTTGCAATGACCATTGTGGTTGCTGACACTGCGTCAAACTCTGCTGCCTGTGCAGCTGCGCTTGTGTGAGTTGTAATCGTTGGGCGAACGAATGTCTTTTGTTGTCCGCCATCCGGATACGCACGTGCGCCCAGGCGGTTGACCACAGGCCTCACGAAGTTGATATTTTGCACCAATGGACCGAGCACCGGAACAGGTAAGAGGCCCGGCGTGTTCGTGGTGGCCACATCGCCAGCGGCGGCTTGCAATGCGGTCTGATTGTCTGACTGATATTCGGCTACGGCTGCGTTTACTTTTGCAAACGTGTCGCCACCGATGTGGTATGCGGCCATCCAGTCGGCAGCAGACGGAAGTGCAAACTTGCGCTTGGCCTGTGCAGGAAGTGATGGTGTAGGGATTGCTGCGGCCTCGATGGCTTCTGCTGGTGCTGGTGTTGCTTCCACTTCGGTTGTCTCCTCGACTGGTTCTGTGGTTTCTGGATTTGTGTCGGGATCTGTTTCCGCTGACGCGGCCACATCCGTGATGGTAGCACCACTGAATGCAGGAATGGGGACAAGTGACAATTCAAGCCAGTCGGCTGCGGTGACGGTCATGCGGCCGTCTTTGTCTCTTGTCGCAGAAATGATGTTGACGCCTACGGATACATCCATGACGCCATCGGCTGCTAAGACCAATGCTTCGTCGCCTAGATCGGTGCGACTAATTTTCATGCTTGCAAGCATTCCTTCGGGCGTGTCAATTCTTTCGGTGACGATGCCCACTGGTTTTGATGCGTCGTGATACATGAAGACGCGTGGTGCTTTGCCGTCAATTGGTAGCGACCCTGGCAAAAATTGCACTTCGGTGCCATCGCTAACAGTTGCGTACTGGTTATACGGAACGGCTATTGCGTCGATACGGCGTTCGCCTGTGGTGTCGCCTTCGGCTGCGGTGACTGTGATTCGGTCAGTTGTAAAACGGATCATGCAAGTTCCTCTTGTGTGTTTTCGGCTGGTTCATTGATGTTGATGTTTGAGTCCATCAGGATGGTTTCACCTAGATAGTCATCTACGTCAAACTCTACGCAAGTGCCGCGGGGAAGTATGGCATCTGACGAAAGGGTGCTTGCAATACATTCTGCAAACACTTTTGTGCCAAACATCCACATGTCCATGCGGGCCTGCTCTGATGACTGGTAGGAATATGATCCAGTTGAAACGCCTAATAAGTATGGCGGGATATTCATAAGCCTTGCGATATCGAGTGCAGAATAGTTTGCAGATTCAATAAGCAACATTTTGTCCGGTGTGGCACTGGTTGGTTCGTAAGTCAAAAACTCATTTAGCGCAGCTGTCTGATTTGACGCACGTGCAGCATTGAACGCAGATGCCAGGTCTGCCAGTTCTGATGCGCTCAACGGTTCGCCACCTGTCTGCTTCAAAATGCCCGATGGAATTGCTGATGCCGCATTGCGCAAACGGCTGGCCTGAATCTCTAACGCTGTTTCAATAGTGCTTGCAGATGAATAGATTGCGCCTTGTACAGGGCTGATGAATTGCACCAGGTTTGATGGGTCAATTTCGCCACCCTGAAAATAGACCATGCTTGACGGTGCAAACCACACTGGGCCAGCCTGGTCGGTGGTTGTGATTGAACCGGCGGGCAAGCGTGTGAACGATGCTGGAAAGCCATCTTGGGTTCGGCTGGTGATGTACCAAAAGGCACGGCCAAAAAACAAAAGATCGTCAAGTGTCCAGGCCATCAGCGTTTCGTAAGGGATGGCAGGGTCGGGTCGGCCCAACCATGAACGTGGGGCTAGTTCGATTTCTTCCATGTCACGTTCGGTTTCGTTCCATTGTTTGCGATACATTTTCAAGCTCATGGCACTGATAACGGAACAGTGCAAATCGCGGGCACGGCTGACGGCTGCAACTTGCATGGCACGGTTTCGCGCTTCGCCTTCTTGGTAGGCGTAGTACTGGCCGATCATGCCGACGCCACCGTTGGTCGGTGCGTTGCCACCGTAGGTGCCACCAACGGCTGCTTGTTTTTCAACGGCAGGGCTGATTGCTGCTTTGTTCACTCGATTGAATAATGCCATGAGATGCTTTCGGTAGGTGGTGCCTGCCTGCCCGACACAGACAGACACCTAGCGTGAGTGTACTTACCCTGTGATGACCAGCATGGGTTTTGTTGCTTGCTTTGGTTTGCTGACAAGTGCCACGGCCCACGCCATGCACCGGCACAACTCGATCGGGCCTGGCGATTTTTGCGATGACAGAACAACGCCTTGCGCCGTTTTCGTAATGACCGCACGGCATACATGTTCTGCAAGCATTTTTTCACCGTTGTGGCGCACCTTGCCTTCAAGAATCATTGACCTGACAAGGCTAGAAAAGCGCAACAGTTCGGCGTAGCCAACGGTCTGGTATCGGCGTTGAAGATTCATGGGTAGATGGATTTCCAATGTTGGCGTGATGGCCAGCTGCACTTTTTGGTCAGCCATGATGCGTTCAATGTGTTCCCACATTTCATTTTCTGTTTGCACCACAAAGGCAACCTTGACGATGGATTGATTGTCAACGACGGCTGCATGCACCCCGACATAGCGCGCATCGTCAACCGATGAGTCAACGGCCAAGATAGACGGCACCCCAGTGGGGAAGTCTTCGGTAGTGATGTGGGAATCCCATTCGGCCGGCGTGATCCATGCGCCACGTGCAGACACCCAAAGGTTCAAGTGAGCGCGCAGGAATGAATCTTTTTTAGAGACAGACCGTAATGCTTGCAAAGTGATGGTGGTACCCAAGGCAGGGTTTGCCCAACGCCAATATTGTTCGTCTCGATAATCGACGCCTGGTGGCATAGACCATTCAGCAAAATACAACTGTCCACGTTCGCCGGCATCGATGTTGGCAAGTGCCTGTTCGCGTAACTGGATCATGGTCAAACTGGATTCGTCGCCGGCGGTGGATGCCATCCAAAGCAGTGGTGAGCGTCTAGCGATTTGCGATGGTCGCAAGGCGTCATCAATAACGGCTGAATCGATGTCCCAAAGTTCGTCGACAACGATCAGGTCGTGTGATCCACCGTGCAGGTTTTTTGTGGCTGCCCTAATTAGCCATTCGGATTTTCCTACGGTCACAGATTTACGACCAACCGCGGCCATTTGTTTGCCACCAAATTGTTCGACAAGTACGTGTGCAAGTTGAGCAAAGATTGCTTCGGCACGGTCAAGTTTGTTTGCAACTGAAAGCACTGATTGTGGTTCGCCACGCAGCTGCGCATAGTCAGTCATCCACCAACCAATTAGCGCAACCAGGGCAACAGACTTGCCTTGTTGACGCGCTGTTGTGGTCAACGCTTCGCGAAACGTCAAAGAGTAAGGGTCGCCGGCATTGTCGCAAGTCAAGGCACCGTTGATGGCGTGAACCTGCCAAGGCATGAGATCAACACTCATGTGTCGCTTTGCCCAGGCCTGCACAAGTGGCCCAAATGATTGCCCCCCAATACCGATCGTTTCTAGTCGGGGTTGCTCACGGCCAATGTTTGCATCGCCTAAGTCGATCAGGTTGGTTTCGGCCGGTTCAGGCTGGTTCTCGAAAGATAAGGAAAAGGA